CCTTGGCGCGTCGTTCGCGTTCAGCCTCCTCCGCCTTGGCTCGTTCGTCTTCGAGAGCTTTCCGGGTCGCATCGTCGTCTACCGGTCGAGCATTGTCCGTATCGGCGTCCGCAGCCGCCTTGGCGCGTCGTTCGCGTTCAGCCTCCTCCGCCTTGGCTCGTTCGTCTTCGAGAGCTTTCCGGGTCGCATCGTCGTCTACCGGTCGAGCATTGTCCGCATCGGCGTCCGCAGCCGCCTTGGCACGTCGTTCGCGTTCAGCCTCTTCTATTTTGGCTTTTTGTTCGTCAAACGCAGCTCTACGCTCGTCGATAGCTTTTTGAAGTCGAGCTCCAAGTAAATCGGCAACAATTTCAAGAACAGCGCTAAGAATGTCAATGAGTCGAGCTCCCTGTGAGGGATCCGTCCATGGTTGAATATTCACGGCACCAACCGTATTAGGTGGTGTTACAACGACACCGCCGCCTGTCGGTGGTGGTGCTATGTTGGATGTAGGTTCAGATGAAACTATGCCTTCAAGTTTATTTAGAAAAGCCGTCACTCCAAAGTATAATCCAGCTGATATACCCAATAATATGAGTAAGATGAATACGGCTGACAATGCCGTCTTCGCTGCGTCACCGCCTTCACCCATCTCTACTTTGGAACGAGACAAAATTCAGCCACGAGTTCATCCACTGAATGGTAATAGCGCGCCAAGTCTTTTTCGAACCGTTTCGTCCGGTGGTCGCCTTGTGTGTACAGCCACGCCAGGTTCGCCTTGGAGTACTTGGTCCGCGTCTGGTTCTCGGTCGGCCGCCGCGCCTTTTGTTTCTTTGGAAGCGTCACCGTGTCTGGTTCCGGCGTCCGGTTCACAAAACTCAGGGCCTGCATACACGTGTCGGCCAGGTCATCCTTCTTCTTGTGCTTGTCAAACACCGGAAGCCACTCGGGCTGGGTCTCCTGAAGAAAGTCGCGACACCGATCGATCGACGCCTTTTTACGTTGGATGTACCGGGCGCGTCCAGGACCGGCAACATCCGGAACCTTATGCCGAGCGTCGTAGATGATCACATCCTTGTCGTGGCACAAAAAGTAGGTGTGCAAAAAGTGCTCGACCGACTTGATGGTCTTATTCTTGTCCGGCTGCTTTTCGATAAGGACCGTGTGGGCCGTCGTACACCACGGCTTGGCGTCCAGGTGATGTTTGAGCGCCGGGAACAGGCCGTCGGCGTGTTGGGGCGGGACGCCGCTGACATCCCATTGATGAATCTTCTTCGTTCGAGGGTCCATAAGGCACATGGCCAAATTTTTAATTCCGACATCGATAGATAAAAGACTCATCTTGTAATTAAAGCAAGGTGTTCTTTAACGGGTAATGACAGGTACGTCCAACTCTGTATGTTGGTGGTGTTGTCACTCGTTCGAAGGAACATCCTTACACTGTCCGTACAAGTACGACGAACGGACGAAACGGTTCTCGACAACCGGTCACTTTTGTTCGTGGGAGTGTATGAAGACGTACGCTTTGGACAAGGGCGGTCCGAGATCAGGTGAGATGCAAATGTACATTGCGTTGATGCGTAAACACTCAAACGGAAATAGATACACACCGATACGGTGCGCACCTAAACGTGTCGCGCTCAAAATGTTTGGCGGTGTCATGAACATCCAAGAGTTTCGAGACGGCTCTTCCAACTACTTCGTCACCATGCCGTGGGAAAAGCACATCATGCCGGACCTGACTCCCATGACACGTGGTACTCCGAAAAACGCACCCGGGGTTGTGACAACCCAACCGGTTGATGAACTCGTGCTCAAACGTGCCAAGCCGCTCGCGCGCGCAAAAAGTACGTTAGAGGCTTCGCTCGGTATTACACGTAAAACAAGATGATGTGGGATTGTTGTCGCGTCGTTCCCGATCCAGATCCTCCACAAAGTTTTCCGGCATGGCGGTTTGTGAACGGCACGGTTGTGAATGCCGCGACCAAGTCGGCCGCTTTCGACTTTATTTCGGACGTGTCGACCCGAAACTATTACGCGTCCGAGTCTGAAAAGGGTCTATGGGACGTCCAGTTTGACGAGTACGTGACGGTCGAAGGTGTCGAAGCCAAGACGGTCATGGAGGCGGTTCGAAACGCCCGGTGGTATCTTCAGCTGGACGGCACAGACAAGAGACTGTTGTGAAACACGAGCGCGCGTTGTTTTTGGGTCGGTCGGGACGGAGGTGCGTTCGACTGCGTCACCCACACCGTTCCGATGTGGGCTCGCCACTGAACGCACATTCTATCAAGAATTTTACGGCAAATGACACACGGGAGAGAAATACCTGGTTCACCATCGCGACGCATTCTCATCACGGTAAAGTTTCCATGTTTTCTATGAAGCCAGTGTGAAAACTTGGCGGGCGCAACACCTTCTCGTCGAGCTTGTTCTCGTAAGAGCCCGAGGAGACGTCGTTCGGCACAGCAGTGACATGTATTACCTATCACAAGGTTGTCTGACATGCACACAATCATCGCGGTCATTCCATTTACATTGTAGAGCCGTCTTGCTTTTATGCCTCGTCAGGCTCGGCATCATCCTTGGGCGTGTACACCATGCGAGCCACCTTGAGCGCGTGCGCCTTGGCCACCTTCTCCGACACCTTGTGCGCCTTGGTCGTCTCGACCGCCGCGTCAAACACACTCTTGTACACCGGAGTCTGCTCGAAGAGCTCATTCAGCTCGTCGCGCAGATTCTTCACCGACTCCTTCGCCTCCGCCTCGCGCTCCATAAGCTGGTGAATCTTAGCAACGGTCGTCATTTGTTGACATGACGGCGCAGGTCATTTTTAAGCCAAAAACAAAAAACAGAGTCGTGTCTCGAGCGCCACTGTGGAACGCACGTAAAGACATCTCATATACAGAACAACAATGGCCAACAGCCACGTCCTCCGTGACTATGCAGTCTCCAAACTTTCCGAGTTTTTATCAAACGAGGTCCATCACAAGAATGCCGAAAAGTCCATCTTTACATGGACGGTCCAACAAACGAAGCGAATGGGCGAGGCGCCGAGCTGGGAGAACCGGTCGTTTCGGTGGCGCTACAAGCACCGCGTCCAGAGTGTCCTCTTCAACTTGAAGAAGAACCCGGGGCTTGTTCAGTCGATTGAAGAAAAGGTGGTCAAGGCGAAAGACCTTGGTGGAATGTCTCCCATGCAGCTGTGGCCAAACGGACCGATGAGCCGGATGGAGTATGCACACAAGACGAAGGAGCTGAAGATTGAAGCGGCCAAGGCGAAGATGAATGACGATTACGAGGGCGTGTTCAAGTGCGGCAAGTGCAAGAGTAACAAGACCACCTACTACCAGATGCAGACGCGCAGCGCGGACGAGCCGATGACGACATATGTCACATGCATGGAGTGCGAGGCCAAGTGGAAGTGTTGAGTTTAATTTATAATCGTAAATTAATGGCCGGTGGTCTCTTTCCAGGATACCCGTTCAAATTTAATCTCAAATGTGTCATTTTTAGCGCAGCGCTCGCAGGTGGTTATTGGTATCTGCCACAGAAAAACCTCTATGTCCTCTTGTTTTTGTTGTGGTTCCCGTACATTGCGCTCGCATGGTATGACTGGGCGTATAAGTGCACGCCGGCACTCGGACCGACACTGATTCCACTCGGTCAGTACTTTTGGCTGCCGTTCAAGCCACCCGGTTATAAAGAAGAGTATGCACAGGATATACAGCTTCAGGAGGCGTACGGACGCATGGACCACAAGGTGGGTTGGACAATCATCGTCGGGCTCGTTTCATTTTTGGTTCTTAAAAAGATGAAACGCATCTAGGACAATGGCCAAGTCCGAACTGTTGCTCGAAAGCCTGACGCGTTTTTTTGACCAGCCCGAGCATTTCGAAAAGCTGAACGATATTCTGACGCACCGCAAGGGTATTTCGCTTCGAAACCTCGAGTGGTTCGTGACCAATTATTCGAAGCAGCAGCATGTCACCTACCAGACGCCGAACGGTCGCCAGTTTACTGTTCACGTGGCCTACAAGTCGAGCCTGGATGGGTATTCCAAAAAGTTGTTCGATCCATTTTGTCGTACGGAGCGTATAGAGTTTAGGGGGTTTACGACGACGTGCGCCCAGCTCAACTTTCTTCGGTGGTGTCTCCAGAATGGAATTGTCGACTATATGATTAGCTCAAAAGTGTGCACCGACCGTCCTTCACACCCAAAGTCACATAGCCATAGTAAAACAGATTCAGAGAAAACTGAGATGCAATCTGTGGTGCATATGTGTCCAAAAATTTAATGTCCAAGTGGGACGTCTGTGCGTTGAGTGACGCAAAGTCGATTGAGCCGCCCGAGTTGTACACGGCTGGCCGTTCGCTGAAACAATACATGTACAAGCTCTTTGTCGGTATGGAAAGACCGTGATCTATTGGCTGTTTGAATGTATAATACAGACCGCCCGGAAAGTTTGAAAGGACGTTATTGTTGTTGAGGTACAATGTCGCGTATTCGATCGTATCAATGTACCTGAGCGACACACCGTTAAAGAACGTCACGGGCGTCGCACTCTGAATGTACTCGGACGTGTATCCGTACGCGTACCGCGACTCGAAAAAGTTTCGATCGTCCGCTTCGTACGCTTTGTTTCTGACGAACCAGACCATCATTGTCACTGGAAAATTGGCCGTAAAGTTGAGTCGGGCCAGACCATTCGTATACGTCTGCCGGGCCTCTTTCCAGACGCGCGGAACCTTGAATTGTAGGGGTTGAGACCGGTAGTACATACGTTCTTCGGGTGTCAGGTGCACCTCCTCGATGAGCAACCGTGGATTAATCAAGTCGATCGGATTGGTCGATGCGGTGATCCACGACTGTTTGTTGAATGTGAACCGGACGGACACGGTTGACAGTGTGACGGCGCACAGTGGAAAATAGGGCTTGTCGCGTTTTCGGCCGTGTGTAAAACGGTGACAAAAGAAAAAGTCGAGCGGCACAATCAGATTGATGGCCGATGTTGCATCGACGTTCGTGCCCTCGGGTATGCCGTTGCTGACCGCCTGGTACATACCGAGCTTCTCGTCCGCGTCGAGGAAGAGTTGGTCCTGAATCACATACCAATCGTCTGTAATACTTTCGTAAACAATGCCGTCGACCAAAAACTCCACCTTGTCGATGATCGCCCGACCGATGAGTTCCGTATAGGTGTTCCCGGCCGGCAAAGAACATTGGAGATACATGTTCGACAAAAGGTCACCGCACTCTCTCGGGAAGAGATCAACCTGTACAGTTTTTCCGAGATATCCTCCGACGTTCGCCAATGGCAACGAAACGCGGTGCGTCAGCGAAAATGCCGTGTGCTGCTTCACTTCCGGAATCCAATTTGATTGTCCACCGAACATGTAAGGTTCTTGGGCGCCGATAGCCGCCATGGAAATGAGCGCACCGGTTCCCGACCCGCGGTCGACAACCGTGTGATACACCTCGCGGCCCTCGCTCGTCGAGACGTTCGAATTGAGGTCGCGCACAATGTCGGCATCACCGACAATGTTTGTGTCGTCGTATATCCGGGCATCATAAAGACCAAAACTCGGTGCGGCCGTCACGCTCCCGGACACTTCCACATTGGCAGACACAGGTGGCGAAAGCGTAAAACGCATGATTGAACTCGGGCGAATGTCCAAGTTGGGCATGTCCGAAACAACGACAGCGTTCGAGACGAACGGGAACGAAACTGCCGGTGGACCCGGACTGATGAGCGCGTCCGAATACACATTTGCAGTGTACGATTGAACCGTGACATTTCCGTAAATTCCGGAAAGTCCAAGTACCGACCAACCGGGTTTAATGTCAAGCCCAGGTGTGGCTTCCGTAATGTACAATACAAAGTTCCCGGCTGTCGGGTCAAACGACGGTGTATAAAACCCTTGGACCGATGCGGTCGTCGGAAGTTGTTCGACTGGACGTTTTCCACCATCGATGATGTTGTTCATAAAGTTGCGGTAGGCAGTCAACGAACGAAGACGATCCGCGTCATTTCTGGCAATCTGATAACTTTTGCGATATTGAACATAAGCCGGTGCAAGACCCGTCC